AAATTTATAATATTTCTTATAAATTGTTTTTTTCTTACGTCTTGAACGAAATGAAAGTATTTTTCAATTCCAAAAAGCCAAGTTATTTTATCTGTTTCCATCTAATCCTACCCATTTACAAAATTTGTTCTGTAACCAATCAAAGTCATTTACTATTGCAAAGTCTGCATCTTTTGATCTTGCATATTGTTCGCCTTGCCTTGCACCATGCACAGCAAAATATCCATATTGTGCTTCAAGTCCTGCATTAAGCCACATATTAAGTCTATCAAGACTTTCTTGATCATTGTTATTTTTATTGATTCCAGCACTTAGCTTAACTGCTTCTCTAAATGCTGTTCGCCATGTAGCATAGGCACTATAATTAAATCTATGCTCACTGGCTAATATGTTTAATTTAATATACCCATCTGCCAATGTTGTAGTCATGTCCGGCTTATCTAAACGTTCTGCACTAAAACAATCTTTGCTAAACAATTTAATACCACCATGGCCATATACTAATCCATTTATAGGATTTTTGGCTCTAAATACTGCTACATACTTTGGCTTGAGTTCTATTTGCTTATTAAATGCAAAACCATCAACAATCCAACAGTCTGCATCTACTACATAAAATCTATCACTATTGCATAAACTTGCAATATGTTTGTGGCTTTCAAATATTGTACCAGTACTGGCTATCGCTTCTGCCCACGGGGCTATTTGCAATAAACGTTGCCAATTCTCATTGAGATTGTCCTCATCAGTGTAAAGAAAATATACAGGTATATTCATATCAATATTTAGGTAATGTGAACCCATATAAAGGCAATGCGCTTTGATTTAACAATGCAGGCCAGCCTAACCCTTTATTAGGACTAATATGTACATGCTTGAACCAAATGCTTTGTTCTGCATCAATTTCTGCCAATGGCAAACCTAAAGTATCTCGCAGATCTGTTAGTAATTTACGGTTATGACTTTCTAAATACTCACCATGAGATAAAATCTGGGACTGTGTTTCCCAGAATTTATGAAACCAATCATAGTCTGCAATAACTGTATGGTCAAAATTTTCTACGTATAACTTATATGCAGCCAGTCTTGCACCATACATAACCCAAGCGCCGTTTTCAATGTCTCGGCCAACTGTCATCCAGATTAACCAGCGAGCATAGTTAGCTGGATACATTTTATGTTTGAAGTCATGTAATGGAACTTTATTGCCTTGATCCAAGCCCATCTTGATGCCTTCCCGGAAGCCTGCTCTAAATGCTTGTTTGGGACTTGAGTTATTATGAACAACACCATATGTATTATTCATTTGTTTATAGTTTTCTGGATCCCAACAAAAGTCTACATTATTTGTGCCATCTTCTGGATCTGCCGCTTCATGACTTTTCATGTTCATAACATGTTTAGTATACCAAAGCTTAACGCCGCCATTGCCATATACTAGGCCATTTACAACATTACGGCTACTCCAACTTAATGTGGCTTCTGCAATATCAGGAGTGAGTTCAATACTCTTAGTCCATATACTTCTATCAATTTTACAATCAGCATCAACTGTAAAAAATCTAGGACTATCAGCAACTCGGCCTGCTTCTTTGTGTGCGGCATCAAAACCTTTTACGCCATGTACTCTATACACTTTTTCTGCATTAGGATGATTGTCTAATAAATATTGAAAGTTTTCATCTGCATTAGGTTCATCATAACTTAAAAAGACAACAGGGATGTCTTTTAGTTTTAACAAAGGATTTTGTTGTGGCTCTTTTTTGACAGCCTTTGTAATTTTACTGTCCAGTGAATTTAGTAAACTCATTTTTCATCCATTCTAAATCATTAATAACACGCAAAGCTTCGGGATTCTCTGCATGTTCCAATCCATAATCTCTACCTTGCTTTGCACCAGCTATAGCATACTTACCAAAAGGTCTTTTTGCACCTTTTGTAGTCCATATTTTAAGACGTTGATTGCTTTCTTCCACTACCTTGTCTATTGCTTCATCATCGTAGTTTAATTTGTGACGCAGTTCTTCATTGGTTAAATTAGTAGCTAACTTAACACATTCACGGAATGCACTACGCCATGTACTAAACTCATCATAATTAAACTTAGTAACATTACTTACTTGATCAAATACCTTGATACTTAATCCAAATCCTGTAGTAAAGTCAACAGTATCTGGATTCTTAGTTAATAACGATTGCTTAGGTAATAGTTTAACACCTCCGTGACCATATGTCAAGTCATTGATTGGATTGATACTGTTCCAAAGGCATAGACATTCGCTTTCTGGAATGCCCCACCATGTATTGTATTTGCTGGGAGTAAAGAAGAATTCAAAATCTTTTACAATAATGGCATCACTGTCCACTACATAAAAATTATTGGTAAGGCTACGACGAGCACATTCTTGATGTGCTGCCGTAAAGCCTTTTATACCATTGACACGCCGAGCATGAGGAACTTTCTCTAATAGAAGTTCAAAGTTTTCGTCGGCATAGGGTTCGTTGTAACTAAGAAAGAATACGTCTAGCATTATACGAGTATTTAATATTTTTACTCATGATAATACAGGCACATTGTATTTCTTGTAAAAGTCTTTGGCATCTTTAAGGTTATTAACCATTGGCATGCCTTTGATGTTTAAGCTAGTGTTTAGTAGCATTGGGCATCCAGTTTCACTATACCAATTTTCCAATAGCTTGCGGAAGCCAGGGCTGTCATTTTTACCCACTGTTTGCACACGACTTGTTCCGTCTTTGTGTATAATAGCAGGGAATTCGTCAGGACGAGTACAACGAGCAACAAACTGCATATAAGGGCTAGTGTCGATATTTTTAGGCATATCAAAATAGTCATGTACATGTTCTTCTAAGATTGCTGGTGCAAATGGTCTGAACTGCTGGCGTCGTTTGATTGCGTTGACTGTGTCTTTGATTTCAGGTCCACGGGGGTCTGCCAATAAACTGCGGTGGCCAAGAGCTCGGGGGCCGAACTCAGCTCTACCACTAGCCACGCCCACAATCTTGTTTGTTTTAAGTACGTCAATAGTTTGTTCAACAGGATATTTCCTTCCCATATTAGTGCCAAGATATGCACCAGGCCATGTAACTTGTTCACCAAAGTAAGCGGCAACTGCTCCAACACTTGATCCTGCATCTCCTGGATTAGGCATAATCCAAACGTTTTCCCAATCACCTGTAATCTCACTATTAGCAACACAGTTAAGAGCACAGCCGCCCATTAATATAAGATTTTTACTAGTTAACTTTGAACGAGCCCATGTACTTAACTTTTGTAAAATTTCCGTATATATCTGTTGCGTGGCAGCGGCAAGGTCATATGTATCTTGTAATGTAATTAAATCTGGGCGCCAATCTGGGCAGCCACGATGTAAATTGCGTTTGAACTTTACAACAGGAGCATCTATAGTCTTAAAGAAATCATTGTATATATCTGCTTTGTATTTGTTAGGGTCACCATAGGCTGCCATGCCCATTAGAATATATTCTTCCTCGTTAGGCTTTAATCCAATACGCTGTGTCATAGCACTGAACCATATACCAATACTGTTAGGATAACTTTGACTATAAACTTTCTTTAGATTATTGCCCTGCCCTTCCCATACAGTAAGACATTCAAATTCACCAATGCTGTCAATAACAATTACTGTGGCGTCTTTATATCCACTAGTATAATATCCAGCGGCTGCGTGGCTTTCATGATGTTTGCCAAATACAACAGGCTTGTCTAAATTGTAATTAGACAAATACTGTTTAATATTGTTTTCTTTTGCGCGAAGACCCTGACCTGCATATAGTTGGCGCACAGTTTTAAGCCAAGGCTTTTCATACCAAACAATTAAGTCTGGCTCTCCGTATTTCTTTGCATCTGCTATAATGCCTTCGCACAAGTCGCCATCGTTTTTAATTCCAGAATAGCGTTCGCTGTGGCCGGCAAATTGTAGTTCTTTATCATGCCAAACACTGATGGCAGCGTCATGACTGTTGGCACTAATTCCCCAAATGTTCATTTGTAAATAAAAGGATCTCGTTTGCGTAGTTCTTCTAAACGCTTTTTAAGTTGTTCTTCGTAGTCTAACTCTTCCTGTGTTTTTTGTTTTTCTTCTTGCACAGGTTGTTGTACAGGTTGTTGATTATTGTTTTCCATAACGATATTTATAATTTAATTAGTGTAATATAGCTCAGGATATTCAACTAAAACATGAATACCTTTTTCTTCGGTGGCCGTTTTATATGCTTCAATGATATCATTTGGCGTTTTTAAATCATAAAACTTAGTATTTGGACAAAGACTTTTGAACTCATTGAAATAGCTACCTTTGTGCTGATGCCCGGGATCCAATGGCTTGTCACTGCCCTTGCCTAACCTAATTAGTACATGGGCTTTTCCTCCAGTCATCATTTCAAACTTGTCTAAGTGGTTAACTAGTTGATTGGTTGCACTGATAACAAAGTCCCATCTAGGATAAAAGCTGACAACTGTTTTTCCTGTCATTGCCATACCTAAGCTCATTCCCATTTGCGTTTCTTCCATTACAGGAAGCTCAATCATTTTGTCTTTAGGTACATTGCCTAATGTTGTGCTCATTGGATTGCCTGAATAGACAATTTGTTGTCCGATAAAAAGAATATCATCTTTAGATGCCAATGTTGTCATTGCATCAGTTAGTGCGTCTTTATATGGTGTCATTTGCGGTGCTGTCATTTTAAATTTCTCTTTCTAAATGTCTTATGATGTTGTCTGCTATCACACGATGGCATGATTTGGAAGGATGCATGTCCATTGGAGTTTGTGTAAATTCATCAGTGTCCCTGTATATAGTAAGTTCTGGATGCATTATATTGTGATTGTTGTCTTTTGCTTCCATCATATGTTCTATACTAGGGTAAGTGATACCCTTATATTCGAATTTAATAAGCCTAGACTTTAACCAACTGTCTTGTTCAATATAATCTACTAAATCAGAAGGCCAGCTCATTACATATACTTTGATACCTTTATTGGCAAATGTTTGTAAAAACTCTTTGACATCCTCTACATCTTTTCTTTTGGCTCGATCAATATATTGATCTACTGTTAAATTGTTACTGATTAACCAGTCTACAAATTTAGGATTGTTTAGAACATCACAATGCGCTGACGGATAAGGATTGTCTAGCCATACGGGGCTTTGTGCTCTATGCCATTGGGTGAATTGATAAAACACATGACTTACATCTTCGTAATTGTATGTAGGAGGAATAGCAGGATGATTGCCTTTATGTTTTTCTGGATCTGCTTTATCCATAAAACATCTATTCCACCAATCATGTATACTATAACTGGCGCCGCCATTCCATGGCTGACATAGTTCATATGTATTAAAATGATTAGCTACGAATCTAGGAAATCTAATAGACTTCATATATTCTATATGAGTATCTTTAACTAAATCAACTTTGTACTGATTAGGCGGAGGCTCAACAAGGGTTGACATATTTGAATAATAGTACAGCCCTTGTCCCCAAGTAAAGCTACAGCCTGCAAACAGCATGCCTTTAGTAATAGGACTTTGACTTATCATTTATTTTTTATTGGGCCAACTAATTTCCCAGTCTTTAAAGTCAGCTGCCAAGCAGTCAACCTTATAGTCCTTGCGGCCGCCCACGCTTTCTTGGATTACGTTTTTAGCAGTATTGCGAATACCATTTAAGCCATGTGTTAATTCTAAGTTGTTACCATCTTTAATGCCACGACGATAATTGCTTTCATTGTGCCAAATATGCAAGTTCATTTGGCTTACAACTACAATGGCACGAATAACATCTGCCGTAACTTCTGCATCTTTTTCGTTTAGTATCAATTGAATATCATGTACAATGGCAGCAATTTCTTCACTGTATTCTTGTTTGTGTTCAGGAATAAAAACTTCCTTAAGTTGAACAATGCTCAAACGATCAACTAAATCTCCTAGTGTATGCAAGTATTTTCTCTCAGTCATAAATTTGTAAAGTTCCTGTTATTGAATGGAATTGTCATTTGATATGCACTAATCAATTGTTTGATACCATAGTCCAAATCAAACATTGGCTTCCATCCTAAACTTTCTAACTTAGCGTTAGAAACTATGT